CGCAACCGGAGTCCCGAACCGAGTCGCACGCCTAAAAGCTCTCGGCAACGCCGTAGTACCAGCTCAGGCCGCGCCTATTTTCTTTGCCATTGCGGAGACGGAAAGACAACGAGCGGAGCAGGAACAGGGATGTTGAAACAGTAGTAAGATGTATCACCTGCGCTATATATGGTGTGGTGGGGTGTTTTTTGGGTGAAATTGATGGGGGAGAGATGGATTACAAGGATTTTCTTGAGCGGAAACGGCAGCTCGGAGAGGATCACGGGTTTCAGCCGCTGTTCCTCCCGGACTGGCTGTTCCCGTTCCAGCATGATTTAGTTGAGTGGGCAACGCGCAAAGGGAGGGGGGCGCATTTTTGCGACACCGGGTTGGGCAAAACACCAATGCAGCTTGTGTGGGCTGAGAACGTTGTGCGTCACACCGGAAGACCGGTGTTGATATTAACCCCGCTTGCGGTGTCTGGGCAGACCCTGAGAGAAGCGGAAAAATTCGGTATCGAAGCGCATCGGTCTCGTGAAGGCGAGATGAACCACGGTGCGTGCATATACGTGACAAACTACGAGCGGCTGCACTTTTTTGACTGGCAAGATTTCGCCGGGGTTGTGTGTGACGAATCGTCAATCCTGAAAAACTTCAAGGGTGCGACGAAGGCGGCGGTAACGCAGTTTATGAGGAAGCTTCCGTATCGCCTGCTTGCCACCGCGACAGCAAGCCCGAATGATTTTATAGAGCTCGGCACGTCATCCGAGGCGCTTGGCTATCTTGGATATGTAGACATGCTCGGGAAGTTTTTCAAGAACGATCAGAACACCGCCACAAGCGGATCCCGCTACCGTGGCGCAAATGCCAAATGGTGTTTCAAAGGCCACGCCGAGGAACACTTTTGGCGGTGGGTAGTATCGTGGGCGCGTGCGGTTCGGCGCCCGTCCGATATCGGCTACAGTGACGAGGGTTATATTCTTCCGCCGCTGCACGAACGTGAGCACGTCATCAAGGCCACCAATCCGAGAGAGGGAGAGCTATTTGATATCCCCGCTTACAGCCTGCAAGAGCAACGCGAGGAACGCCGGATCACAATAACGGACCGGTGCGAGTTGTGCGCCTCGTTGCTCGACCATGACAAACCGGCTGTAGCATGGGCACACCTGAACGACGAGGGGGATCTGTTGGAGCGGCTGATACCTGATGCGCGACAGGTAAAAGGTTCGCAATCAGATGATGAAAAAGAGGAAATATTGAAAGACTTCTCAGACGGAAAGTTTCGCGTACTTGTGACAAAACCCAAAATCACCGGGTTTGGTCTGAACTGGCAACACGCGCACCATATGACGTTTTTCCCGTCGCACTCATTTGAGCAGTACTATCAAGGGGTGCGCCGTATGTACCGGTTCGGTCAGCGGGAACCGGTGACGGTGGATATCGTCACGAGCGAGGGTGAAAAAGGCGTTATGGCAAACCTGCAACGCAAGGCGCAACAGGCAGATCGGATGTTTACCGAGCTTGTCCGGTTGATGCAAAATGAACTGAGAATCGAGCGGCACGACGATCACACGAAAAAACTGGAGGTACCAGCATGGCTATAAAGGATCAGAAAATTACCGATCAGTACGCGATTTATCACGCAGACTGCATGGAAGTCATGGCCGACCTGCCGGACGACAAAGTGGGATTGTCTATCTATTCGCCGCCGTTTGGTGGGCTGTACAACTACAGTTCCGACGAGCGCGACCTGTCAAACTGCGATGATTACGACGAGTTTTTTGAACAGTACGAATACATTGTGCGCGAGAAACGCCGGATCACCATGCCCGGAAGAATCACGGCGGTGCACTGCATGGATGTTCCGCGCAGCAACTCAGGCAAGGGAGATTCGTATATCGATTTTCCCGGCGATATTATCCGGCTGCATGAGCGTCTCGGGTGGGAGTTCCGCGGACGCCGCGCGATATGGAAAGAGCCGCTCGGCGTCAGGCTGCGCACAATGCAAAAGAACCTCGCTCACGCAACGATCGTAAGTGACGCCGCCGCCTCCGGTGTTGCCGCTGCTGATTACGTGTTGACATTTGCGAAACACGGTGAGAACCCGGTGCCGGTGGAATACCCGAATGGACTACAGTACTATGCGGGAGCACGAGAGGTTCCGGCGGAGCTCAATCGGTACAAGGGGTGGGAAGGGAAGCAGACCGAAAACCGGTACAGCCATTGGATATGGCGACAGTACGCGTCATCGGTATGGATGGATATCCGGTTGAATCACGTGCTTCCGTTCCAGGACAGCAGGGACGAGGACGACGAGCGCCATGTCCACCCGTTGCAACTGGACGTGATAGAGCGATTGGTGCAGTTGTACAGCAATCCGGGTGATATTGTATTTACCCCGTGTATGGGAGTTGGTTCCGAGGTGTACGGGGCGGTGCTTAATGGCCGACGCGGTATCGGCGCAGAGTTGAAGCAGTCATATTACAAACAGACGGTATTGAATCTGAAGAACGTGCAGCGCGTTGAACCTGAACCGGAACTACCCTTCGACGCGGACATGGAATAATATATGACCACCCGCCCCGACCCCGCGCACTACAAAACTTAGGAGGCCGGCGATGTTTGACCTACTACCATATGAGTTGCGCACGAACGTTTGGGCGACCGAGTACGGAATCGAATCTACGTCGGAAATGAACGCTTTGTTTATGTTAAAAGGGGCAAAACTCACTAGCGGCCGTAAAACATTCACCAAGTCTGACCCTGTGAGCCGGGTCACCTACCTGTCGTGGCATGAAGCAAAGCAGCTACTCGAATACCGAGACGGTGAGCCGTGGTGCCACGATACTGCGCGTGGCATCCTGTGCGTTCCCAGCGACGAAACAAACGACACTTGGATAGGGCTCCACCGCCTCGCCGCGATCCTCTGCGACGATGCCGAGGCGTTTCGCGTGTTATATTGGTGTGTGTGCATAACTTAGGAGTGGACAGCCTTGAGAATCGGTGATAGTATTGTGGTGTTGGATTGGCGGCGCATGATACCGGGCGTGCGCGGCCGATTGGCTTTTTGACCCTGCGATGGTGCCGGTACACCTGAGCGGGGTCTTCTTTTGTAGGAGGGCTTAGTGTGAAAATCGAGCTTGATCTAAATCAGTGCGAATTGGTATTGCAATCCTTGGAGTACACCAAGAGTGCATTCGAAAACACATCGTACCCGACATATGAGATGAAACGAGAGCGCGTCGATAGCGTGCAGGGAGTCATCGATATACTGCGGGAAGAAAGGAAGCGAGAAAAGCATGAACGAACTAACAGTGACTGATATTAAGCAAGACGAGGAGCATTTCCTTAACGAGCTTGTCGAATCGAAAGGCGCTAATCTACCGGCTGAAATAGGCGAAGTCCTACAAGTGTTTGAGTTTACCGACTGGAAGGCGAAGGCGTGGAAAACTATGGCCGACAAGCTGAGTCGACTTGAGGACCAACAGGAAGCGTACCATTCAGCACTACGCAGCGGGCAACAATGGGGAGTTGCTGCGCTGTACGCACAAAAGCGCATGGGCGAGATTACGCGGGAGATGCCGAAGAGAAGTATGGAACCCCGCTCGGCGAATGGTCAGGTCAAAGGCTCTACCACAACAAAAGAATGGGCTGAAGCGAAACCTTTAGTGAAGAACCAGTACAAAGACGCCGAATGCATAGCCTCCCACCCGGACGTGCTCGATAGCGTCATTGAGAAGTCAAAGCAGTCCGAAGAGATACCTACTAAAACGGCTGTACTGCGTGAGATCAGGCACCGACAAGCAACCGAGCGAGCAAGGCAAGTAAACACCGAACAAAAAGCTAAGGCTGTGAAAGAGCGCCCGAAGATAGTTGTCGAATACTTTGATGCACTTAAATCATATCGGCGTACATTAGACCTCGCAGTAGAAGCCGCGAAGCAGGGGTGGTTTTCTGATGAGTCAATCGGGCTTATCGAGAAGAAACACAAAGAGCTGTCAACGTTAATGGCGCAGCTTGAAGCACATATAGGAGGCAGGAATGCCTGACGCACAGACAGAAGCAAAACAGCGGACAGTAGCAAAGCAGATGAGGTTGGATATTGGGATCGCAATCCTCGTATCAATGTATCAAAACGATGACCTGCCGTTGCCTAATGTGCATCGACTCTCAAAGACGATGCAGGAGTATTTTGTCAGTGAAGGCCATATCGATGATGTGAAAGAGCGCGGCTACAAGTGGTCTCCGGACGCTGATTATTGGCGCAACCACTTGTCAGATATCCGTGCTGAGATGCGTAAAGCAAAGCGTTGGTATTTCGAGTTTGTACGCGAACAAGGCGAGCTGAAAGGCGAGTGGAAGTTTGTATCCAAAGAGGAATACCTTGCATCACTCGCTCGCGACCATGCAGATATCAGCACCCGAGTCGACACGCATAATGACAAGATACGAGACGGACAAAAGCGATGGAAGGTTGATCTGCCGTTGATAGAAGACTTGCCATTGATGCCATCTAATTAGGTGGCACGACGGCCGGCTGATCGGGGTTGATGTGCATGTGAAAAAGCGCTTCGAAAGGGGTTGCGCATCAAGAAAGGATGCTATATAGTAAATGATACATAGGCAGGGAAACCTGCACCGGTCGAAATCAGTTGACCAGACACACTGGGGCTGAGAATCGACCGGATCACCGAGGGCACGTGCCGGAGGGTTTGATGCCGCGGAAGCCCGCGAGACCGTGTAAGC